TACTCCTTGATTTTGTAATTTTTCTATAAACTCACTACTGTAATTTTCTGCTCTCCATTGAGGAATCAAAGACTCTATTTTTTTGTCCATTGCCATTTTTACAAGCTCATGAGGAAAATCTTCTTTTTTTGGAGCATCTTCAATTTGAGACATAATATCATCAGTATCTACTTTTTCTTCTTGTAATATTTCCGCTAATGTTTTTTCTCCAGGTTCTGCTACAGTACGTGCTGCACCTTCACGTTTAATCTTTACAATTCCAGGATTTTGACCTTCTTTTTGATCTTTTAAACTTACAGCTACTTGTTCTACTAAATCTCTTACACCAATTTCAGGATTATTAGCTATTATATCATTAGAAATAGAAGTTATTAATTGCTCATCTTGAGGACGTATTTTTTTCATATTAACTACGCCTGTTTGTTGTTGCACTTGTGGGGAAGTTGCAATTCCTGATCTTTGTCCTTCAGTATCGGAATAAAACATTTCTGAGAAAGGAAATATACGATTTGCTGTTAAAGAGTCTGTTTCATTAAACCAATTTTTTGCTGTAATTTCATTTCCATTCATATCATTAAAAGTAAAATCTTTCATTGTTACTGTACCTGTAGAAGTATCTGTAACCTCCCAGTCAAAATCACGAGACACTCCTATTCTATCCCCAAAAGATGTACTATCAATATTAGCTCCTTGAACAACTGTAGGATCACGTCCTTCAGTTCCTTTAACTATTTTAAATCCATCTCCTCTAGGTACGATAGTATCAAACTGAGGTTCAAAAGGACTTCCTCCAAGTGCAGGAGGTAAATAAGAAGCTAAATAATCACGAGGAAATGAACGACTATACACATTAGATAAACGTTGTAAACCTGCTATGCCTAAATTAGCAACCGTGTCTTGTATTTTTTGACCAGGAAAATAATTAGCCCCTCCATTATTAAATTGTGCTGTGCCTCCTTGGTTCATAGACATGGTACGATTGGGATTAACAGCATTTTGTGCAATGGTGTCTACTAAAGGTTGAGAAGATGCTAAAATACCTAAAGGTTGTTCCATAGGTGCAAGACCGCCACCTTGAAATAATTTTCTTCTAGCTACACGTGATCGAACTGGTCTTCTCATTTTTTCTCCTAGGGTTGTGCTGTAGACGGTTTAAACCAGTCAAACGGGGTTCCTATTTTTTGTTGCAAACCAAAAGCTCCTATTCCCATACCTAAAGCTTGAGACAAAGGACTAGGCGATGGAGCAACATTTACTCCTAAAGAAGATTGTGCTGAACCAATAGAAGGTTTAAATATATCAGAAGTAAACGCTATTCTTTGGAAAGGTTCGTAAGCTTGTTGTAAAGCTGTTTGACGAGCAGCATCAAGTTCTAATTGTCCTTGTCGTTGACGTGTTGATCCTAGTTGTGATAAAAGACCTGCTTCATTAGTTAACAATTGTTGGCCTTGTCCTGCAAAACCTGCTTGTGCTTGACCAAAAGATCCAATGCCTTTTGCTAGTCTTTCGGCTTCCTGCCCAGTTGTTTGTCCTAAAGCTCCTAACAACTGACTTACGGATTGTTGCCTATTTTGTTGGTTTTGAAAAGCATTTTGTGCTTGATTAAAATTACGAGACATGTCTTCAAAGTAACGACGACTTTGCATATCTGTGAGATTTCTTTGCAACTCTGCTAATTCCAACGCTCCTCGTGCTCCTCCAAATGCTCCTTGCCCTACTTGATTAGCACGTATTTGATTAGCTGCTAAATTTGCTTGTCGTGTCATTTCTCCTAAAGCGTCTTGAGTTACCATTTGCTGATAAGGATCCATGTAAGGTTGTAGTGTTTCTTGTGTAGGAACTTGAGCAGAGGTCCGTGCTGCTTGAGCCGCTTCCGTTAATAAACCAGGGACACTAGCAGAACGATCAGTAAGTGTTGCAAGACCTGTATCAACAGTGCCTGCTCCTTTAGTTAAATAAGGTTCATATTGTCCTATACCAGAACCACGGGTAATTGCTTGGGTGGTCAATTCATCCATAGGAGCTACAGTTAACTCAGGTAGAGTTACAGGAGTTTCTCCTCTTACCATAGCTTGTTCTAATATTTTTCGTTGAATATCCTCAAGATATGGGGCTTGGCGAACAACACTGGTGGTGGTGGTAGTTTCAGCCATTATGCAATTCCTCTTTCAAATCGTTCCATAAGATCATACATTCTTGCAGCTCCCATATCACGATCTCCGCCACCTGCATTTCTTACTGCTTCAGCAGTCATTACAAATTCACCGTCAGAAAGGTTAGCCGGAATACTGTCCGAGGTTCCTGTGCCAGGGCCTTTTATTTCTCCACCACCTGCTGCGAATATCATAGGTTGTTGCTGATTAAAACGTTCAGGACCTCCTAATTGTGGACCTACATTCTTTGCATATAACTGTCGATTTGGGTTTGGTGCAAAAATACCACTAGCTACTATATCAGGTGGAGTTTGTACTGGAGTTATTTTATAAGGAGAAAAGGTACGAGGTTCTTGTTCAGTATGAATAACATTTAATTGTCGATAAGGAACGCTAGTTACTGGTTCTTGTGGTGGTATTTTTGGTGTTTGAAAAGCTTCTTGCGCTAATTGTTTTAAAAGAGGCGATTTAAAATCATTAGGATTAGGTGTGTAATTTGGGTCTGGTGTAGCTACTCCGCTTCCTCCAAACATACCACTTGTGCTTTGTGCTTGCATGTTTGGTACCATCATTGGTTGCATGTTTGGTACCATCATATCTTCAGATTCTGAAACCTTTACAGGAGGACGACCTGCTTTATATGTTACACCTTCATGTATGAATATATCACCTATATTACCTGTGGATAATACTTCTTCATTTTTTTGTTCTAAAGACATACCTGTTCCAAGTCCTGCTATACCACCATCTTGAAACCCTGGTCCAAACATAGGTCCGCCATAAATACTTTCTTGTGCTTGTCGTGCTTGGTCAATAGTTGTGCCTGTTATATTAGCTAGATTTGCTGTATCATAAGAAGAATAAATCCCTGCTTCTGCTAATAAATTCCTTGCTTCATCACTTGTTCTCCAAGTAGCAAAATCAGGATCACTACGTCTAGCATTAAATTTGTCATAAGCAGCTCTTTGCGGATCAGTCATTTTTGCTAAATCTTCTGGGCTTAAATCGGGTTCTTCATCTTCAGAAGTTAAGTAATAAGTTAAACCAGCTACAGCAGCCGGACCTGCTGTATTAACTAATATTTTTTCTCCAATACGAGCAACAGCAGGGTTACGATCTAAGAATCGGGTTACCATGTTTCCTGATTCTCCTTCACCCATTCTTTCTCCAAAACGTAAGAAAGTTTGTTGGCTTGTATCTCCTGCTACATCACCGCCTGCTACAGTTTCAAGTCCTGTTCCTGTATCTACTGCTGTGTCTAATGCAGCACGACCTGCTACACGTTGTTCTGTAATAGGATCCGACGCTTGTCCTTGTGGAGCATTTAATGCTTGGTTAAAAGTAGATGGAGATTGATAAGAAGGGAATATAGTATCCATTGCACGTCTTCCGAAACTTGCTCCAGCAGGACTAAAGCTTGAACCTAGATCTCCTGCTGCACTGTCGAATATTAATCCTGCACCTCTCGGACCAAATATACCTTGTGCTAATGGATTAGCAGATCCACTAGAAAATAAATTACTTGCTGCTTCAAACGGAGCTAACGCACCTTGTTTTAATCCTTGATAAAAACCACTCATTCCTGTCCCTGGAGCGGCTTGAGCCAATCCTCGAATACCACTACCTAATGCCGACGCTCCATAAGAAAAAGCAGCACTTTTTAATGCGTCTCCCCAGTCGCCTCCTTGTACCTTGGTTAAAAGAGCCGAGGCTATTGGTCCGCCTATTCCTGGAGCTATCATATTCCCTATTATAGGAACAACTACAGGAGCTACTTTTTTAATTACTTTACGAACAGCTCTAAAAATCTTTTTAAAGAAAAATTCTGGTTGTCCTGTAATAGGATTAATAGAATTTAAAGCATTACCCACCACATAACGATTAGGGTCTTTTATACCCATTAATTGCATTTGTTTAAATAAATCAGCTTTTAATTGTGGATTAGCTTGTAATATTTCCGCAGGAACTACGGTTTCTCCGTGAGCAGCGTGAACCATATATTCATCGCCATATCTTCCTAAAGTTCCTAACCCACTAGCAAGAGCTTCAATAGAAGGCTCTCCGTGATATTTAGGTGTTTGAGTCTGCATTTATGATACCTCCAAAACACTTGCAAAAGCGTTTATAACGCTTCCGGTTGCACAATTTAATATGAGCGTATCACTTTCCTCAAGAACGAAAGGACCTGTGAGGGACGTTTCGCCACTAGCAGACATTGTTGTTTTGTCTACTGTAACTGTAGTAGTGGTAGATGTATCTTTTATTTTTACAATTACATCTACAGTACCACTATGATTATTATACAAATTTATGTTTTTGACAATACCTGTTGTAGCAGTAGGAGCCGTATATATTATGGTATCTGATGTGCCAGAAGGTATTGTAGCTACATTTTTAAAAGCATTTGCCATTTTATTCCATAAACCAGACTACTGAACGTGATTCATCTTGTCCTTCTATAACTTCAGGCATTTCTTTAGAAGTCAAAGCCATTTCAATATCTCTTAATATTCTTTGCCATGTAACAGAGTCATAAGGCTCTGGAGCATCCGCAAAACTACTGTTTAATAATCGTGCCATTATATACCTTTTCTTCTTATTTTTGTTTTTCCACGGATAGCTTCACCATCTACAGGACAATTCATTCCGCCATGACTATATCTTTTTTTCCATTTCTTATAAATTTTAGGCTCATTAATCTTTAAATATGTTTCTTGTTTCTTTGATTTAAAAGGCATTAGCGTCTCCCATCTGGCCTTACGTCTAAGCGTAAATCACCTAGTGTCCATGCTACATCGGTTGTTGTGCTTTGTACACGAATAACTGCTTGACGTGAACGAGCTCGTAAAAAGTTTTGATCTGTAGTAGATGTTACTGCATTTGTTGAATTAGTTGTTAAAGAACTTCCTGGAAAATTACGTGTTTTAATAACATAATCCACTGTAGCCCCTGTTCCTGTTAAATCTACATCGGGGATAAGTCTGTTAATAAACATAAACTCATTTCCATCTCCTAAATCAAAATCAGCAGATTGAATATAAGAATTCATCGCTTCTCCATCAGCATCTGTTCCTGTTTCTTGAATATAAATATATTCATTACCGCCCGCAGATCCTGCTGCTCTTGGATTATCATGAATGCTATAATCTACCCAAGCAGTACGCACCATACTTCCTATGTCCCAGGTACCTTCTGTATAATTATATTTGGCATAACGATCTATTTCTGTAGAATCTGAAGATACATAAAACCAAAAAACTTCGTCAAACATACGATTAGAAGCTGCAAAAAACTTAAAACTTTGATTAAGATTAATATCATCAAACACATAACGTAATACTGTGCACGGTATTATTTCTATTCGACCTGTGTAAGCATAGAAGTTTTCTCTGTCCATCCAGAACACACGATCGCCTACAGTAGTAACTGCATTGGGGCCTACTATAGATACATTACTAGCAAGTAATGTAAAACCAAATGTTAAAGGCGGTCCTACAAAACGCATAGCGTGTAAGTTTGCGTCTGTCCAAATTAATATTTCTTGCCTTGTTTTTTGTGCAGAAATAATTTCTGAACCTGAAGATATGCGTTGTGAACCCGCAGTATTAGTAACTGTAGGTGTCCAATCAAAAGGAGCTTCTTGTGAAGACCAACGTATTAATAATAAATCTTGATTGCTTTCTCCTTGAGCATTACAAGCAAACGATACTAGGTGTCTGTCTGCACCAGAAACCATCATACGTCTGGCTATTGTAGGACAATTAGATGCACCAGATTGTGATGCTAAATCGGTAGCACGAGCAGTTAATCCTAATGTTTTATCCCAATAATAAGGTGTTCCGTCATATACATTAAAAACTAAATCTTCCCCCCAGTTATCTTGTGCCCATAAACGAATGTTTTGTCCTGTTGAGGCTGTAGTAGTTGCAGGGCTTCCCCATCCTACAAAATCATTAGCTTCTTTTACAACTACACCACCGCTATGAGAAACATTACTTGTTCCTCTTGCACTTCTTACAACTCCTGCATCTAGTGTGTTTCCTGTCTTTCCAGTATATAAAATTAATTCATCTTCTATATTAATCAAACCTACAAAAGTTACTGTATCTCCACTTGTATGTCCTGCTATACTTGAACCATCAGAGTTTCTTGATAAATCAGATAAAGTGTTAGAATTTTTTGTACCATAACGAATATACTCACTGTTTATCTTTATAGTGCCTTTATCAGGAAAACCTGTGGCACTTGTTAAAACAATTGAAGAACTAAAAACTGTAATATCGCCATTAAGTGTAGTAGAAGCTTCGTTAAAATCTGTAGCACTTGTTAAAGGAATAGAAGTAGCAGAATCAGAAATACCAGAGGCTAAAGTAGTAGCCGAATAACTTGAAACAACTCCGCCCCAAAACCCTGCTCCAAACCCTGTTCCTGACACCACAGTATTTAGACCTGTGTTAATTTGATATTCCGCACTAACAGAAGAACCACCACCATTTGTAGAACCACTACTTGCTGTTCCGCCTGTGTCTACTTTATAAGTATTTGCATCTATAACCTGGGTAATTTGTTGTTCTTTATTTAAATCTGATGTTGTTAAACCATCAAAAGCAGTTGCTCCACTAAAAGTTACAAAGTCATTAACCACCGCACCATGTCCGGCATCTGTAACCGTAATAATACCATTTCCTGCTGTACTTAAAAAAGGATTAGTTCCTAATGTTACGGTTTTACGAACAGGTGTAATATCATTATAACCACCACCTTGTTCTATATAAAATTTAAACTCAGTGCCTAAACCCATAAATTGAGAATTATCTAACGCTGCCCATACATGCAAAGAACGGCCTGTTCCTTGAAAAGCTGTACTACTTAAACGAGACCATCCGCCCATTTTCTCTGGGCGACCTTTACGAAATCGAATAAGATCAGAATCATACCAACCGTTTTCACTACCATACGAGGTAGTTTCTCTATTTACACCAGGTTTAAAAACTATGCGAGCTAAAGGCATACGTTAGTCTCCCTTATCTCCTATATTGTTTCACATCTTTGTCTGAGGTCCAACGATTAACACGAGCCACAACATCAATACTGCCATCACCTTTATAGGTATCAGTATGCAATGCAATAAAAGCATCCATATCACTAGCACCATCAATAGCACTTTTAATATCATCACAATCTTTGCGAATTGCTGCCATATATGTAAGAACATCTGAAGGAATCGCAGTATCAGCAGTAACTTTGCGTTGTATTAGCCATCCAAAACCTTTAAGAAACCCATCAGCATCTGTAGTTGCTTTGTTTTTAGCTACTGTTTTTAATCCGTAATTAATAACTTTAGAACCATCATCATGTAAAAGTTGATTACCTTCTTCATCCTTAGCATCTTCATCAGCTAGTTTTCTGTCCGCAGATTTTGTTATTGTTTCAACTACTTTATTCCCATCAACTGCATAAGTAGGATCATTAGAAATATAATACTTATCATCTAATTTTGTTGCTGCTGTAACAGGATATATTTTTATTGCTAATTTTTCAGAATCAGACATAGCATTTAATTCTGCTTTATCGTAATTCCTATTGTTTATGGTAATTCTCGAAGGAAACTCTCCATAAACATTTGTTATTTTATTTGAGTCGTCTACTAATGCCCACATTATTTTTCTCCTTTATTAATCATCGACCTAGTGCATATTTAAATGGATTTTCTGCTATGGCTAAATATACATAAGGATCATAGCTTGTACTATTCATCATTGCATTGTTATTTTCTACTTTGAAACCATTACTTAAAATATTTAAATTTGGATTTGCAGTTGTATATAAAGCAGCATTACTATTTGGCTCTAGAATTCCAGGAGAAGGATTAAAAGGAGAAATTGTATTATCTTGCAATGCCCATGCTGCACCTGATACTGCACCTTTTATCATCACAAATGCAGGTTTGAATCCTGTGTATACAAATGGACCATCTGAATCTCCATTGCCCATATAGTTGCCCACTTTAATATATCCTTCTATGTTTCTGAAACAATAATAAATAAAGTTATCTGACCCCACCCAAGTATAATTATATTCACATGTAAATATAGAAGAATTCACTGTACCCCAACGACCAGATTGCAGTCCTTCATTTGTATTTAATCTCAATGATTTTGTAGCAGTAATACCAGAAGACCAGTAAGTATCCCAGTTAAAAGTAGAATCTAAATTTTTAGCTAGAATACAATCTGGAGCTGCTGACATGCCATGTGAAACAGTTCTAGATCCAGAAGAACCTCCATCACCTGTTGCTTTAACAATAGAAAATCCACCACTAGGATCGACTTGATGTGTTGATGTTAAATCCCCAGAGCCAGAAGATGTAGTCCCTCCATTTGCTCTCAACATCCACATTTTATATTCTGAACCTGTACTATTTAACCACGTTCCACTTGATATACCTACTGAAGTAGCACCTACAGAAGTGTAATTACTTTGAGGAAAAGTTGCTTCAGCAGCATTTGTGTC